GGAGAATTTTTTAAGCTTTGCTGTAACCCTTTCAAAAACAATTCTATACACAAGAAACTGTTATTATGGAAAATAACTTACGTTACCTGTATCAACGTGAACCTCCCCCAACTACTGCATCTGAAGAATGGAGAAGAGCGCAAAACGCAATGGAATGGAGAAACGAATGGCTTTCACGACAAATGAGAGACTTTTATACTGATAATGAAGTTAATCAAGTCCTAACTAATAGACGTTCAGATTATTCTGATCAAGCATTAATCGATGATTTTATGAGAACAGAACAGCCTGTACATGAAATACCAGATGACTGGAATTTCCGTTCAGCTATTTCTGCCGTTACCGATCATTTTAGACCAAACAGAACTTTACATCCTATCAGTTTTCCTGATTTGCGATTTTATCCCTGGAACCTTAGCGTATCAGCTGAGTCACCCTGGACACTTAAAGAGTTCGAATTTGTTCCTCATTATCGAGATATCGATTTTGAATCCGGAATGAAAAAAGTTCATCAAAAAATTTTTGAAGAACTTTACCCTCCTGGAACTAGAGTCAATGTCCGTGATTATGTTTCAATGAAACAGAGATATGGATTAATTAATGATGGTGCTATTTCGTATCATAACTTATACAATGAAATTTTTGTATATAATCGAAATTTAATACATCAAATCAAAGAAGGAGAAACTCCTTTTTGGGATGATAATGGCGAACCTGTCCCTTATTATTACAACGTATTACACGCTAGATCACACGTCGTCGCTAAAGATGAACCCGACAAAATTCGAGCCGTTTTTGGAGCAACTAAATTGCTACTAATGGTTGAATTAATGTTTATCTGGGCATTACAAGCCTGTTATCTCAATACTGAAGCTGGAAGATTGCTTTGGGGCCGAGAAATGTCAAAAGGCGGATGGAAGAAGCTTTATGCAGAAATGCATGTCAATGGACCTCCCAAGACTGTACTTGGAGTCGATTGGTCTCAATTTGATAAGCGTCTTTTACATAAATTAATTAGTATCGTTCATGATATATGGAGATCATATTTTGATTTCAATTTATATGAACCAACGAGTAAATATCCAAATGCAACTCCGCGTAACCCCGAAAGAATCGAAAGATTATGGAAGTGGATGTGCAATTCAATTCTTAACACTCCAATTATTTTACCTGATGGTAAAGTTTGGTGTTGGACAAGGAATGGTTTTGGATCTGGTTTTCAACAAACCCAACTTATGGATACTTTCGCTAACGCGATTATGATCTATACTTGTTTATTCGCATTAGGCGTTAATGTTCGAAGCAAAACTTTCTGGAGCCGATTCCAAGGAGATGATTCTATCTTAGCTTTTTTTGAGCGGATGTTTCTAATCTATGGAAATCATTTTCTAGACATGTTAGCTGAAGCTGCAATGAAGTATTTCAATGCAAAACTGAATACAAAGAAAAGTGAAATTCAAGACCGAGTCACTGGTATGTCAGTCCTTTCTTATTCAAATAAGTTTGGAATAGCTTCAAGAACTGAAGAAGATCTACTTAGACACTTATTCTTTCCCGAGTACCCGCAAGATCTTGGAAGGCTAGCTGCCTCCGCGGTTGGATTAGCTTACGCTAATCTTGGTGAACACACTCGATTTCACATGTTATGTGAAGCTCTTTTTATTGAAATTGTTTATAATAAAAAGATCGACCCAAATTGGAAAGCGTTAAAATGGATGATTCGAGCTGGAATCGTTGGCACTATTGACCAACTATATCAAAGCCAGTTTCCTGATCAGACATGTTTACAGTCTATGGCATATATGCACGTACCCCGAAGTAAGGAAATGAATCAACAGCAATGGCCTACATTTGCTACTGCCCAACGTGATTTTTACTTTCTCTGGGATATTTAGTTTAGTTTACTTTTTTACTATACTTTTATAAATTATTATAAAAAAAAAAAAA